CTCGACCACGAACATCATCATCGCGTCTCCAGGTGGAGGCGCTGGTGCAGCTCCTCCGCGTCCGGTACCGGTTCCGGTTCCGCGTCCGGTGCCGGTCCCTGTCGCGGCTGGTGGCCCTCCGGTTGGTGCTGCGCGCCCACCGATGCCGCCCCCCGGCGTGGGTGGCGGCCCGCCGATCAACGTCAACGTGCCTCCTCCGGCTGCGGCTGGTCCGGTCGGGCCTCCGCCTGGGATGAGGCCGCCCGGTATGGCCGGTGGTGGCTTGATTGGCTCGAGCTATCACAACTGGGGCAAGGGCTTCGCTGATGGTGGGCACGTAAAAAAAAAGGCTAACGGCGGGATGACTGCCGGTTTGGGCATGCCCGGTGCCGCGCCCGGTGTGCGCCCCGGTGTTCGTCCTGGCGCGCGTCCTCCGGTCGTGCCGCTTGTGGGGAAACCCGGCGGTCCTGGCGTTAGGGGTCCGGGCTACAAGAAGGGTGGCGTGGCGCACGACGATGAGGCGCAGGACAAGAAGCTCATCGCCAAGATGATCAAGCAAGAGGATAAGACCGAGAAGAAGAAGAGTGGTGGCAGCATCAAGGGCTATGACGACGGGGGCGATGTCGATGATCCCACCCCACAGGCCAGCAGCACCTCGGTCTCGTCAGATCCGGCAAGTGCGTCCAAGTTTGGTGCAACAGGGATCATGAAGGCGCTGGGTGGGGTGAACAAAGCCCTAAGTCCGACGCCTGATGCTACCGGCAACAACGCAGTGCGGGCGGCGCAAGCGGCGCAGACGGCGGCGGAGAAGGCCGGTCAGTCGGCTTCGGCCTCCACGCAGAGCCTCGGAAAGTCGGCAGCGGCTGGGTTCAAGCCCGGTGCTGTGCCCGGTGCCTTTGGCGGTGGCAACAAGTTCCAGATCGCGAAGGACGGTGGCGGCATCAAGAAGCTGAAGGCTGGTGGTGCCACTGGGCAGGGTCGGCTTGCCAAGATCGCGGGTGCGCGCGCGGTGCCCGCGAAGACGGAGGTTTGATGTTCGACCGCGAGGATGTGGTCTTCAAGGATGCGCTGGAGCGTGTGATCCAGCGGATTCTGTTCGGCGACAACGAGAAGCCGGGGCTCGCTCAGGGGCTGCGGTCCTCACAGACGTGGGAGATGTTCCAGCGCACGGCGGGACGGATTGAAGGGCTGGAGCTGGCGCTCAAGGAGATGGATGAGCTGTCGGCGCGGATGAACGGTGATGAGCGAAGTCGCGATCACCTTGGACGGGTGAACTGATGGCACAGCCAATTCTCACAGTAGGCGGCGGCACGTTGTCCACCATGGCGCAGGGGATACAGACGCCCTGGCGCAACGACGACGAGGCCGAGGAATACGCGGAAGACCCCAAGGAGTTCATGCTGTCCAGGTGTCGCATCTGGATGGAGAACATCGAGTGGATGGGCAATTTCGTCATTGCCGCGACCTACTACCTTCCGGCGTTTGAGATCCTTCCTGGCGGCAACAAGTTCTTTCGTTCGGAGAGATCTCATGACGAGACGGCTTGGCAGGGCAAGGTCGGCTTGGTCCTGGGCAAGGGTCCGTTGGCGTTCGTGGATGACGAGCGCAACAAGTTCAAAGGTCAAACCGTCGAAATCGGCGAGTGGATTATTTGGGACATCCACGATGCGCGGCAGACTTCGGTCAACCGCGTGCATTGTCGGTGGATCCCGGATGTGCGGATTCTCGGAAAACCGAAGGATCCGAAGCTGGTGTATTAGGAGGGACAATGGCCGACGATATGCAGGATGGCGAGGATCTCGTCATCGATCTGAACGCTGCGCCACCGGAAGAGAAGGTCGAGGCAGCGCCCGTCACCAAGCCAGCGCCGGTTCCCGGCCCGCCGCCCCAGGTCGCGCCCGAGGTTGGGTTGCGGGATCTGGAGCAGCAGATCGCCAACGAGCGGCGAGCGCGGATGCAGATGGAGGAGACTGCTCGTCGCATCGCGGCTGAGCGTGATCAGGCCATCAACTACGCGCAGGAGGCTGACCGGCGCGGCGGCACCAACTACGAGGCCTATGTCGAGAGCCAGATCCAGGGCATGTCGGGAGACATGGACATGCTGGCGGCGCAGTCCGAAGTTGCCATGAACGAGGGTGACTTCAAGACAGCGGCTGAACTCAACAAGAAGATTGGTCGTCTGGGTGGCGCACTGGCGATTGCCGAGCGCGAGAAGCTGGCGCTGCAGCAGCAGCGGCAGCAACCGCAGCAGCGGCAGCAACCCCGGCAATCGGTGCCGCAGGTGCAGCAGCCAGTTGATCCGATAGAGCGGGCGATCAAAGGCCGCACCCCGGCCACGCAGGCGTTCTTGCGCAAGCACCCCGATCTGATCCGTGGTGATGGCACACTCAAGAAGGCTGCCATTGACCTGCATGACAAGGCGATGGATGCGGGCTATGCCGTCGATACCGAAGCGTACTTCCAGCATATCGAGTCGTTGATGGGCGGGAACAGGCAAGCGCCTGCGCCAAGCGAGAACGGCAATGGTGCAGCACCTCAGCGCGTCTCTGGCTACTCAGCTCCAGTCACGCGCGGTCCCGCTCCCGGCGGCGACGATCTCGCTCCCGGTCAGTTCCGGCTGACGCCGAAGATGCGGCGGCTGGCGGATGAGCAAGGTGTCACCCCGTCAGAATGGGCGACGAACTACGTCAAGCTGCTGAAGGAAGGTCGGATCACCCCAATTACGTGAGGACACATGGCTGGTCCGAGATACGAGAGCGTCGAAGTCCCGTTTCAGATTATCGACGGCAAGCGGGTATTGACCGCGCGGCAGGTGACTGAACTGCCGTACCTGCAGGACTTCATCAAGCGGTTTCCGACTTGCTTTGAGCTGCATCCGACCATGGATGCTTATGTCTTCAAGGAGCCAGATGATGGAAAGAGTCCCGTCTCCGAATGAGCTGCGCGAGAGCCTGCGCGACAATTCGAGCGAGCAGCAGCGGCCCGAGGCGCGTAGCGATATTCGTCCCATGGACGATGGTCGCCAGCGCATGCGCACAGGGGATGCCGTCATCAATCCCTATGACATCGATGACATCCGGCGGGTGTATTGCCCGACCAATGGGTATGGCACCAAGGAGCAGATTGCGCGCGAGACCGACTTCCAGTGGAACACCTATGAGGTCTACGGCAAGAAGGACTTCTCGCTACTGCGCGCCTATCACGATCAGGGCTGGCGCAACGTGCCGCACAGCATGTTTCCTGACCGATTTGCGCCGCCGGGAACGGAAGGGCCGGTCATCGTCAACGACATGATTCTGATGGAAAGGCCCATGCGCTTGACAGTTGAGGCCAGAAAAGAAGACTATGAGCGCGCGACTCGCTCGATGCAGGTGCATCGCCTGAAGATGGCTGAGGCTCCTGACGGACAAGCTCCGCGAACGACTCCGGTCATTCGCACCTCGCGCGAGGCCATCGAAATCCCCAACGAATAGTTGGGGTGTGTCCGAAGCTCGGATGCCAGCAGCGGTCTAATCTCGGACAGCGGCGAAGCTCGCCAATGCCGGTAACCCTTGAAAGGGGAGCCAGCTTATGGCGAACATTGATTCTGCGTTCGGATTCCGCCCGATCAAGCGTCTCGATGGCGCGGCTTGGACGAGCAATCATACCACCCGCAAGATGCTGACCGGAGCGCCCGCGCTCAATCGCGGCGATCTGGTGCAGGCGCTGCCGTCTGGCTATGTCCAGGCGATGACCGGCGCGGTGACCGATCACTCTGCGGTCGGCGTCTTTGTCGGCTGTCACTATCTGGCGGCCTCGATGGGCTACCCGATCTGGTCGAACTACTGGCCAGGGGCCGGAGCTGTCGGCGAGGTCGATGCCTTCATCATCGATGACCCCAATGTGGTGTTCGAGGTGCAGGCGGCTGCAGGCCCGATCACCTTTGCCGACATCGGGATGACGGCCAACCCCACTGTCGTTGCTTCCACCACCGGATTCTCCAAGTGGTCGCTGGCTACGCCTGCGTCACTGGCGACCGCCGCCTTCCGCGTCGTCGGGTTGGGCGATGCCGCTCCCAGTGTCGGCAATGGCTACGACCCCACCACGCCGTTCAACATCGTTCAGGTCGCGTGGAACGATCACATCTACAAACAGTTTGTCGCCGTCTAACGCGCGCAAGTTTCGAAGGGAATAAGTCATGGCTATTGATCTTGCATCAATCAAGAACGAGCTGTTCCCCGGCCTTGCTGCGGTCGAGGGTCGCTACAAGAAGATCGAGACTAAGTGGTCGCGCATCTTCGAGAAGCGTTCATCCAAGATGGCCCTGGAGCGCAGGACGCAGATGGCGTACCTGCCGCTCGCCAGAGAGAAGGGCGAAGGCGCTTCCACCTACTTCGATGAGAGAGCAGGTGAGCGTTGGATGTACAGCGCCGAGATGAAGGAGCTGTCGCTCGGCTACGTGGTCACCAGGAAGGCCGTCGAAGACAACCAGTACAAGGCCGAGTTCAATCCGTCGAACCTGGGCCTGCAGGATGTGTTCGCGACCACCAAAGAGATCTACGCCGCCAACATCTTCAATGTCGGCAACGTGTTTGATCCCACCGTTGGCGGTGACCAGAAGGCGCTATTCGATACGGCGCATCCCATCGACACCGGCACCGTGGGCAACATGCCTGCGACCCAGGTGAGCCTGAACGAGAGCACGTTGCTCACCGCGATGACCACCATCCGCAATACCTGGGTGGACGAGCGCAACATCAAGATCACGGCGCGAGCCGAGCTTCTGATAGTCCCAGCGGCGTTGGAACCAGTCGCTGTCAGACTGCTTCGTACAGAACTTCGTCCTGGCACCAACGATAACGATGTCAACGCCATCAAGCATGTGGGTGGTGGTCTACGCGACTACATGGTCAACGAGTTCCTCACCTCGAACTTCGCGTGGTTCCTCAAGACCGACAAGCGCGGACTGATCTACTACGACCGCGTGCCGTTCGAGATGGACATGTACGTGGACTTCGACACCGACAATCTGAAGGTCAAAGGCCGTGAGCGTTATGCGTTCTCGTACTTCGACTGGCGTTCTGTCTACGGGACGTATCCCACGTCGTAGCTCGCCCTGCCGGGGCTGATCGAGAGCGGCAGGTTAGGTTGAAGGGAGAAGCCCAATGCCGAGGCATATGCTTCCGCAGGTTGGAACGGTTGTGTGGTTCTTTGCGGACCCGACGCGGCGTCCGCAAGCTGCCATCGTCACCAAGCGCACTACCTACAATCAGTTCAATCTGGGCACGTTCAACGGTCAGACCGGGGCCTATCT